CGCATTAACGGGTGATGAACAGCCTATTTTAAACAATAAGCACATCGTCCAATTTCTCAATAGTAAAAAAGTGATCCACACTATCGATAAAGTGGCGCCGATGGACTCGTGGGTTATTCGTCATATTCAATGCTGTCAGATTGATAACGATGAAGAAAGTTACCATCACCATGAGTTAGTGACGACCTTTCACGAGGCAGGCGTGATCCGCACTTGCTGGCATCACGATAATCATATTAGAAATTCATCTGCTGGGTGGGTTGCTGAATTAGCTCATAAAAACCGTATTAATTGGATGCAAGATACAATTCGTTTTCGGTTGAGATTAGATAGTAGCCACCAGCTAACGATACCTGATTTTTTCACCTTTGCGGTTATGCATAACGTTATCGATGAATTACCCGAAGCGATATTACGCCAGATTTTAAATTGGTCAGATAAACAAGAAGAACGCAGAGTGCATGGCGGTTTTCCTGAAGCTGACATTATCCCGAGCAACGTAACCGCATTATCCGCAATGAATGAACGTTTAGATGCGATAAAGCCGGTTATTAAAGTATCTGTCGATCCGGAGCCACCAGCATCGTTTCTGCTGAAACCTAAAATGCAACGTTGGGAAAATACCCAATGGCTTCAATGGGTAAAAACTCAACCGTGTTGCGTGTGTGGGCAACAGGCTGATGATCCGCACCACATCATAGGTCATGGCATGGGTGGTATGGGTACTAAGGCTCACGACTTATTCACTATTCCATTATGCCGCATTCACCATGACGAGTTACACCGTGACCCAAAACAATGGGAAGTCACTCACGGCAATCAACTCGAATTGTTATTTCATTTTTTAAACCGTTCATTAGGCATCGGTGCATTTATTTAACGTGTGTACGGCACGAGGAGTATTAAGTATGAGAGATATGCAGGAAGTTTTATCGCGTTGGGGGGCGTGGTCAGCGAATGAGGGTGATAGTGTGGATTATTCCTCAATAGCTGCAGGGTTTAAGGGGTTACTCCCAAGTACAAGCAAAAGTCGCGCTTCTTGCTGTGATGATGATGGGATAATTATTGATTCAGCTGTTGGACAATTAATAAAAGTAGGAAGGAAAGACGAATACGATTTGATAGAAAAACATTATATAAAGAATATTTCAAAATCAGCAATCGCAAGGGATATGAAGTGCTCTGAGGGGAAAATCAGGCAAAAACTCATGATAGCAGAAACCTTTATTGATGCTTGTTTAATTATGACTGGCGCAGTTTTAGAAATGGATGAATGGACAAATAAAATAACAATTGATAGTTAAATGCTTTTCGTTACGAAATTTGGGTGCTAATGTGATAAGAGTGAATACGTTGTCACCTAACTTATAGAATGAAACCTCGCTAGCTAAGAGTGAGGTTTCAAAACTATTTTATGGGGTAATTAGAAGATAGTTATATTGTTCTGGTAATAAAGCATATTCCCCCCATTTAACATCATCTGACCAGTAACCAGAACCGACTTCTTTTATTGGACCATAGAAAATAACAATTCGATCCGGTTGTTCAGAGGTGATATTTTTTCTATCGAGCTCATCCAGTTTAACTTTTATTCGAACATCACTAATTGAGCTTTGAGTGTTTAGTCTGAAATATATATGTGCAGTGTTTGAAAATCTATCAATCCTTAAAATTTTTCCCCAGTAAAATGCTGGAGTAGCAATTTCACCTTCAATATTATTAACATCACTAAGTAGATCTCTGAATAATTTAGGTATAGCTTGACCACTATTAGCTATGTATATGTATTTATAATAATTCTCGTCAAAATTTCTACATAATCCTGCTACAGTACTAATTTTACTTGGAAGAGCATAATTCTCCCCTCTGTGTCTTCCTATTGGTGCTTGAATGATAGGACCATCAATATTTTCATTTGGGCCAGTATATTCAGGGTTCTCAATATCTTGATTTTCAGGCTCATTATTCATAAATCCGCTAATTACTGCTAGTTGATGATTCTGTATTGCTTGTTGAGCCTCGGTTTCACTTGCATATCGCCGACCTGGAGCACTTATACTTCTTAGCGGGCAATATGTTTCACTATAGCTAGGGAGGTGGAAAAATGCTCTTCTTCTTCCATTTGAAGTCACTTCAGTATTGATTGGGCGAATAGATATAGGCGTGTAGCAAGAAGGGCAGAACAAATGACCTCTCATTTCATGCTCATAGTCTTCAGGGGTTTTTCGCTGAGTTCTGTCTAATAATGAAATTGCTTGATGGCTATGAGACCAGTTAGGGTCATAGTAGGCGTATTGAATAAGTCTTTCTATCATAACGAAGATCCTTATTAAATATAAAATCACCATAATAAATGATAAATATTTTTAATCTAAAATGGATTTTATAAATGTGATTGAAGTTACATACAATTTAGCACTGAGTTTCTTCGATGTGACATCTCATGTAATATAGTGGTATATCTTATTAGAATTGGTTATGTCATGGAGTTTTTGAATGGAATGGAAAGGAATACCTTACTCATTAGATACTAAGGGAATAATGGAATCAGTTAATAACATAGCCACAGTAGAGGTAGATAAAATTCCTACTGTTGTTGTGAGTACTTCGTTTTCTTGGGAAACTGTAGTAGCGGCTTTTTTTTCTGCCCTAATTCCATCTCTTATCGCTTGGTATGCATTAAAACATAACTATAGATTAGCTGAGTACCAAAATAAATTAGTGGCTCAAGAAAAATGGATTAGTGATTTTAGAAATATGTTGGCTGAATATATATCTGAGTTAACTATATTTTCTAGTAATATTATTACGCAACCTTATATTATTACATCCGAAGATGAGAAAAAAGCAGAGCTTTGCAAGTATAAACTACTTCTTTTATTGGGCAGTTCTACAGATGCAGAAATTGATTTTGCAAAATCAGTAGTATCAATAAATAATTTAATTATTGAGCTGAAGAAAAGTTTAAGCTTTGCAACTCAAGGAAAAAGAGATAAATCAGAAATATATTCTGAAATAAACTATAAAATTAAAATATTAATGATTAGCCACAGGGATGTAATTATGAGTAAATATGGAAAATATTTATAGTTAACTAAGTTATACCCAATTTTACCAATTTTAACTATCCAGAAACCCCGAAAAAACTGATGTAAAGGTTGCGCATTGCGTGGCCTTTTTCGTATATAGCTCCTGCAAATCACTATTAACACGTTTAATTATTGCAACAGCCTTGCTGTTGGCTTTTTATTTAAGAGAGGTAGTTATGAGTAATCAAAATTTAGAAGTATCAATTAGTGTATTGTCAGCGCAAGTCGAGCAACAAGGGCAACAAATAACAGAGTTACAAAAACAGCTCGCTAGCATACAATTAACGAGCTGTTTCTCTAATAAACAATATAAGCTTCAGTCAGTAGAAAATCATATTGGATTAGAGGTGATTAATTTTTCAGTATTTAATTAAATTTAAACTGTTCTAACTGTTCGGCAACTCTATTTATTACTTCACTATTTATTTGTCTCATTTCTAAAAGAATATTTTCTTGATCTTCTTTTGGTAATCTCCGATATATTAGTGCGACAGCTAATTTTAGCGCTGATACTTCAGCGGCAACATCTTCTTTAGATGTGCAGTTTGTATTTATACTAATGCTTGGTATGTATCCATCAGGTTTTTTACTCATTACATGTCTCACACCGAAGTAAGTCAGCCATTCCTTCGGTTTATTACATTGGGCTGACCTATCAGTTTAACTTAAGTTTCATATTTTTACGTTTAACTTACTCACATTAATCATCAACGGACACTCCGTAGGGGGTGTATATGCGCATGGAAAAATTGACCAATGCTACCTACGGAACAGCTGGCTTAACTGCCTTTTTTGCAAGTCTTTCACTTTATGAATGGGGATTTGTAATAGGGATGGGATTCAGCATGCTCCTTGGATTAGCAACTTATTTTATGACACAGCGAGAACAGCGGAAACGAACAGCGTTATTTGCTGAATTAGTTCATCGAAATTGTTCTAGTGATCCGCAAGACATAGAAAAGATAGTTGGCGAGATGCTGACTAAAGCTAAAAAGGACATTTAATGAACCTAAAACAGAAGGTAGCAGCAGTTGCAAGTGCTGGTGCGGTAAGTATTGCGATAACAGTGATTGGTTATTTTGAAGGTGTTCGTTATGAACCTTACCGAGATGTTGCTGGTGTTCTGACGGTTTGTTATGGCCATACTGGGAATGACATTATTCAAGGCAAGACATACACACAGCAAGAATGTGACGAGTTACTTCAGAAAGACTTTATCAGAACGCAACAACAAGTTGATGTCCTGGTTAAAGTACCTCTGGATGATAAAACAAAAGCCTCTCTATATTCTTTTGCTTTTAATGTGGGTACCACAGCTTTTGCGCGTTCTACGTTACTAAAGAAATTAAACGCAGGCGATCAGTATGGCGCTTGCGAAGAAATGAAACGATGGGTTTATGCCGGTGGAAAGGTATGGCGAGGGCTAGTCAGTCGTAGAGATGCGGAGTCAGCACTATGTCATGGAAACCTTTAATTATCGTTATCAGATTTATCCTCGTATTACTCATCACGGTCGCTGGTGGCGTTTATCTCTCAATTGATAATTCATGTGTTAACGATAAAGCAAGCTTAGACAAGCGCTGTCAGATAGCTATTTCACATCATCGGTACTAATTATGAAGCATTGGAAACTTTACATTGTCATTGTGATGGTAGGAGTTATCACTGGTGGTTATATTGTCAAAGGCATACAAGATATCATTACTCAAAGAGATAAGTTATTAGCAGAGAATAAGCAATTAACAAAAGAAAATGAGAGCTACTCAAAACTGTTAAGTGATCAGGTCTTTCAATTCAATCGTTTTAATCAAATAGCGACTACAGCTTACCGCCATAGTATTCAGGCAGATGCAAAATCACAGGAGAAAATTATTGAATATAGAACAATCCTTAAAAAAGATCCGAATTGCGATTCTCTTGTTCCTCAGTCTATTGCTGATAGCCTGTACGAATACACAAACGAGTTACGCTCCAGCGCAATGTACATCAATACCATCGACATTAACTGAACCCGTTCTGGCACCATTACCACCTGATAGTGATGGAAAAATATTATCATATTCACAAGCTATTCTATGGATCTCTCCATTATTAGCTACTATTGATAAAGCAAACCAGCAGTTGAAAGCAATAAGACAAATAGAAGAGGAAAGAATGAGTGACGAATGATTAGTAACTTATTAAAATAAGTTATGAATAACTAAAAAAGGAATTAATAAATGTCTAGCTGGACATGTCCGTATTGCAACCAGATGTCAACAAAGTTTTCATACACTGACTACATTATAAATAGCACAATAACTAATGTTAATATTAGAGACTTAGAGCATTTAGATAATGTTGAAATTGGACTCATAACTCGGCATTGTCCAAATCCAAAATGTCTTAAGATAACGGTAGGTTATTATCTGGATAGATTGGATTTTTTTGGAGGCAGGATAGATACAGGGGATCAAGGTGTAATTGATACAATAAGACTACGACCAAGTAGCGAAATGAAAGTATTTCCTGATTATGTTCCAAGTTCAATTATTGATGACTATAAAGAATCTTGTTTAATTTGTGAGTTATCACCAAAGTCGTCGGCTACACTTGCGCGTAGGTGTTTACAGGGCATGATAAGAGATGTGTGGGATGTAAAAAATAATAACCTATCGAAAGCAATTGAAGCTATAAAAGATAAGGTCGAAGACTCTATGTGGAAAGCAATAGATTCTGTTCGTAAAGTTGGGAATATTGGTGCACACATGGAGAGTGATATAAATGTTATCGTTGATGTGGAACCAAAAGAAGCAAAAATGCTAATTAATCTTATCGAGATTTTAATTCAGGAATGGTATGTCGAGCGTCATGAAAGGGATAAGAGAATAGCTGCAATAGTTGATATGTCTGAGCAAAAACAAGAATTGAGGAAAAAGAAGTAATACTCACAACCCGCTCCGGCGGGTTTTTTATTGGAGCCAATTCATGCCACCTCGTATACCTCGCGCATGTCGTAAACAGGGATGCGCCAAGACAACAACAGAACGTAACGGATACTGTGCAGACCATCAGAACTTAGGATGGGAAAACCACCAGCGTGGTAAATCTCGTCATCAACGTGGTTATGGTACCCAATGGGGTAAGTTACGAGCACGTATACTCAAACGTGATAAGTATCTATGCCAAGAGTGTCTAAGAACAGGACGAGCCACCGAAGCCAAAACAGTTGACCATATCACTGCTAAAGCACATGGGGGTACCGATGCAGAAGATAACTTACAAAGCCTGTGTTGGCCGTGTCATAGAACTAAGACAGCAAAGGAAGGGAAATAATTCCGTAGCTTAAAGCGACCCTATTATTCATAGGGGAGGGGCGGGTCAAATCTCTACCATTCTCGCCACCTAGGACCGCCCCCTTACCTCTTTTCACATCACCGCAGGTTAGAAAACTTTTTTTGGGGAACCCCAAGCGATTATTGATAGGAGATTTCTATTATGGCTGGACCGCCTAAAACCCCGTCACATCTGCAATTGGTGAGGGGGAACCCATCAAAACGACCGATTAATAAAAAAGAGCCAAAGCCCCCTTCAGGGGTACCCCCAACTCCGAAGTATTTTGATAAGCGGGGAAAGTATTGGTTTAAACGAATAGGGGAAGAATTAAACGCATTAGGTGTGATGAGTACACTTGATGCTAAAGCATTAGAAATGTTGGTCGAAGCCTATGTTGAGTATCGACAACATTGCGAGACACTCGATGAAGAAGGTTATACATACGAGGTCATGTCATCGATGGGGGATAAATTAAAAAAAGCTCACCCAGCAGTCGCTATGAAATCTGATGCATGGAAACGTATTCGCGCCATGTTAAGTGAATTTGGTATGACTCCCGCCTCTCGAGCAAAAGTCACTATGAACACTCCTGCCGAAGAAGATCCTTTTGAGGCATTTTTGAAAAAGCGCAAATGATGAATG